ACACTTATACATACAGCACCTAACGGAGGATACAAACCTAGTCATCGCAAACATCCATGTAATCTATGGTTAAATGAATCAATTGAAAATTATCGTTGGTTAGTTCGTCTTACCGAAGAACTCGTTGAAGAATATCATCATCGATACGGAGATAAAGAACATGCCTGTGAAAAGCATATTGATTGGTTGAAAGTAGTAGAACCTGACCTTCCACGAGTTCCATTTACTATGCCTCGTTGTGCTATGCCTGACGAATTCAAGGTTTCTAAAAACTCAATTGTAAACTATCGTGCATACTATCAAGGTGCTAAACAACATATTCTTCAGTATACGAAACGACATACGCCGCACTTTATCAAATTAAGAAAACACGCAGAAGTATAATAATGGTAGCGGACAATTTTGGGTATATTGAATTATCTGATCCAGATGCTGTCCCTCGTGATGTCCTTGTACATTCTTTTGATTTAAGACGCCGTGGAGATGAATTAGTCGCATCAATGAAACTTATGGGAGAAGATCCTTCTGCTTCACCACTTGATATTCTCAAAACAAGATCTCAAGAAAAACGAAGAGCAGAAAAGCGTGTTTTACTGAAAGGAACATCACCTATTTTAACAGATACTCCTATCGTAGCAGATGTTACAGGGGATATGGAAATTCCTCTTTTTCACTTTGCTTCGGATGTAGAAGAGTTCTTAGATAATCCTTCAGTGGTTAAATCTACAGATGTAAAAATTCAGAACACTCCACGAGAAGTAAAAGGTGATACTGTAAAGTTCAATTTAGTATCTAAAACATACGGATTAACTTTTTCACCTACATCTGCAAAATTTTATGATTTTTTCGTTGGACCCATCGGAGATAAAGATCATCGTGTAGCACTTCATGGTTTTTTAGCAGAACCTGTAACATTAAACATCAAAGGTCGTGGAAAGGTAAAAATTGAACCTGGATTTGAAATGATTTCAATTTTGAAAGGAACAATTACACCTGACTTTGTTCCATCGGGTAGAATAGTTGAACCTGGAACTCCACAATCTGCTACGTATGCCGAAGTTCCTACAATACCTGAAACAACTCCGTCGTCATCTACTTCTACTCCTCCAACTTCTACTCCTCCTCCATCATCATCTACTCCTTCAACTCCTCCTGCAGAAATGACACGCGAACAAAAGGAACAGAAAGTTCGTGAAATTATAACTGCCTCTACTTACGCAGAAGGCGATAAAGAAAAACTCATAAAGATCATTTTACTTCCGGATATTAACCCTGGAGACACTGGTAAAAAGTTGGTAGATAACGGCGTTGCTCTTCCAATTTCTCCAAGACTTAAACGAGGTATTCATCCAGACCGTTGTTCGTTTGATCAACCCACTTGTCGTTTACTGAATGATTACGTAGGCAATCTTCAAGATACATTCAAACTTCCAACTGATATTTTAGGTGGACGAAACGGGTTTCCTTCTATTTTAGATGAGTTCTTGCGTATAGCACCTGCACCTGTTGCACCCACGACTCTAGAAACTCCAACCTCAACCGTCTTACCAACTGTAGAATCTATAACCAGTGCACTTCCATCAGTTGAATCTATAACAAATGCTTTACCTTCCGTAGAATCTATCACAAATGCCTTACCTTCTGTAGAATCTATCACAAATGCTTTACCTACTATTACTGAACAAGATCATCCATCCACACAATTAGAACGAGAAATTAAGGAAAAAGTCCCTGATGCCGTTTATTCATTCACTCCTCAACCTTGTGAAACCGTCACTGGAAAAATTGACGACAACTTTGTTAAAAACATTGAACAGATGATTCAACTTTATATCAACAATAAATATCCAGGTTTGTTTGACGAAAAATTACAGAGAGAAGTGTTCCAAGATCAGAAGTTTGCTGTTCCTTTATCTGAAGTTCAAACTGAAAACAAGGGACAGGAATACAAGTTATACTTCCCTACTAAAAAACATGATTTCAATTCTGGAGACAGTGCATATGTTGTAGATGTTCAGTGTGGAAGCGGTGAAATGGGAATACAGATATCTATCAAGAAGAACCATTCAAACGCAAATGGTCAAATAATAGAACATATACGTGGAGGAGCAGAAGACGACGCAATTGAAGGATTCTTATTTGAATTATCGTACGGTAAAACTATGAAAACAACTCCAACGAATCGTGTTCAAACAATCAAAACAGAAGCACCTGCCCAAACAACAGGAGGTTGTGAAAAAGAAACTGGTAAAGTAGATGCTAAACTTAAAGATACAGTTTTAGAAAGTATCGTTAAGTTCATTGAAAAAACCAGATCTGATTTATTAACAGAAATAAACAGAAATAAACTGAAAGAAAATAAAGGTTTAATTAAATTTTTAGAAGAAACACAAGCAGAAAAAGACGGAAAAGAATATACATTGATTCTTCCAACTGCTCAAGGTCCAACCTTGACTTTAAGTACTGGTTCTCATAAAACTGTGAATATGAAAGTTCCAGAAGGTTGTTCCCAAAACGGTGTTGTTCTAAAAGTGAATGTCAATGATGAAAAATTAACTGAAAGTGTTTACTTTAGTTTTGAATTTGTGGTCTAGTGTATAAAATATAACAAGTCACATACCCAAATCCTATTATCTTAAACCAAGTCATGTAAGGTGGAAGTTCAAGTAATATCAATGTAGATAAAGTTACTGCAATCATGTATAACGCATCTACAACAAGAACCCAACCTACTCCTTTCATAGTAGAGTATTCTAACATCAGATCAATTATTGAATTACGACCAGGTGGAACCATTGGAACTACAACTTGACTGAAAAAGAGATCATGTGTCATCTGAACGGTAACCACGATAATCAAGAAGGCTACTAAATTGAATGGACCTCCAATAGCAGATGCTATTATTTGTGCAAGAACTACACCAATAACCATAGAGAGAACATCGGCAGCATATGCTACTCCTTGATAACGGTCATACCATTTAGTAATTGGTGCGTCTGGTTCAGACGTATATCTCCAAATAAACAGTCCAAGAGTATCTACTGCCATCGCGGACGCCACAATAGCTAGTAAAATACGAGAATCCCAAAACTTACGAATATCTTTCATTGTATATCAAAGAGAGATGTTCGTTATCTTAGTGGGAGGAACTCAAAAACAAAGGGAAGAGTTCACTCAATTTGCGGAAAGACATGATATCGATGATAAAGTTGTTTGGATAAACAATCGCCCTACTTTCCACTACATTGCTAATCTATTTATTAATTTTGGAGGACCAGTGAATATTCCCAGTGGAAAATTAATCATTACTTGGAGCGGTGATCACCAAGAAACATTTGACCGAGCCTTTAAAACTCTCAATTTAAAATAAGATGTTCGATATCTTATGGATATTCTTAGGGTTTCTAACTGGAATGATTGTAACAACAATCTTCGTTCCACCTCAAACTGCTAAGAAACTCGTTCCAGACATTAGATACCCCGATAAAGTATTACGTAATCCTAAAATCGAGAATGGATGTTTCCGTGCTGCTGCATACGAAGTTCAGTGTACTGACGGTATTGATTTTCTAAATCAGTAAGTAATGGAAATCAGTAAGGTCCTTAAAAAACCAGAAGCAAATTATCTCTTTTCGTTTGTTATTGGACTTGGACTTGCCGTCTTGATGTTTCACCGTCCTCAAACTGAAATTGATGTATGCGCTATTCCAATAGAAGAATTAAAGAAAATGGTAACTCGCGTAGACGGAAAGTGTTATAGATATCGCGTTGAGGACGCGTCCTGTCCTGATGCGAGACTTTCGCTTTAATAAATACAAATGGACGCTACTCCCTTGGATCAACTTATGCCTCCTGGTGGCTCCCAACAACCAGCAATGTCATTACCTGCTGCAACCACCTACCCACAGATGATTACACCAGGCACCTCATCTGCTATTTATACTCCTCCTCCACCACAACAGACTGCTCCAATGCATCCTTATGCTGCCAAGACTGTTCTTAAAAGTATTATGACCTATGTAAGTATCTTTAGTGCTATCTTTATTATTTCTTTAACCCAAGTTCAATCACTTGTTCTTCGTTACATTCCAAACGCATACTCTGGTTCTGGTGTTGTTTCCTTAACGGGTGCTGCTGTTCTTGGTGGTATAGGTATTGTTCTAGTGTATATTTTACAGACTCTTCTTCAACCTCTAATATGATTTAAAGATATAGAATATTAAAGTAACATAAGTTATTTAGAATGATCTTTGATATAGGAGCAAATGTAGGTTCATGGGCTTTAGCAAACGTTAATAATTGTGATAAAATAATTGCAGTAGAAGCATCACCTATAACATTTCAAAGTTTGACAAATAACTGTAGAAATAATAAAATAGTTTTATTAAATTATGCAGTTTGTAATAATAATGGTAATGATATAACATTTTATCAAGCAAATCAACACGTTTTATCAACTATAAATAAAGATTGGTTGACAAAAGAAACGTCAAGATTTTATAATGAACCATATAGAGAAGTTATTTGTAAAACAATAACTTTAGACAATTTAATAGAACAATATGGATTACCAGATTTAATTAAGTTAGATGTTGAAGGTGGAGAATATGAATGTATAACTTCTTTAACTAAAAAAGTTAATTTACT